TTGTCATCGTCCGTGGTGATTGTGAATTAAGATTTATACCCTCTGCGGGTGTATATGTATGGCATGAAAAACAATAATACGAACCATTAGAATACAAACTATTTGCATCAGATGATCCGCAATTATCGCAAGGCTCATGTCTTACAAATTCGCCTTTATCTAACATTATATTAACCAATCGAGTGGAATATCATGGAAATGTGTCCATGGAATTTCGTGCTTTTCGCACCATTGGGCATATGTTGTTTTACTACGTTTTGAAATAGTATTATATGGTGATTGAAACACCATCCTTAAATCCATATCTGGATTATCTTTCTTTACTGCTAAGACTTTACGACGATCTTCGGGAGCCCAATATCCTTTAGCTTCAAGGTATACATGATTCGGTAATACAAAATCAGGAGTATAATGATGTTGGATAGTATAAGAGACTTTCTCTGATTCATACTCATATGATACTCCTAAAGTCATAAGTAAAGTAGCTATTCTTTGCTCTAACGTAGACCTAAAATGAGGTGTATCAAGCTTAGAAGTCTTCTTCGTCATTAGTTTCTACTGTTGGTGGTGTATCAGTAGCTTTAAATCCTTCAGATGTACCAAATAGGTCAGCTACTTGTTCAGTAGATAAATCATCAGAACTTACTCCAGCTTCTGAATTTAATTTAACAACTTGTACGCCAACCAACTTAAGAGAACTACCATAGGTAACTCCATCCTTAAGTATATAAGGTTTTTGATAAAAACCAAGTTTAACAGTAGATCCATTATATAAAGGTGTCTTTGTATTTGTAATGGGTGATCCTTCTGTGTCAACAACTGGTGGCTTTCTGTCTTCACCCCAAGAGAATTTAATTTTTGTTTTACCTTTAGCTACTTCTTCCCATGGTGTAGGTTTAAGTGTAGCTCTCTTAGGATTTTTTAATTTACCTTCAGCCCATTTAAGAACATCTGTTCTCTCTGCTTCAAGTGTTTCTACAAGAGTATCATCTACTACAGCAGATAAAGAATAGCCGAATTTACCAGGCTCTAAGATAGCTTGGAATCCTTCTAAGCTAACCTCACCTGTTACATGTATATTTTTATTAGACATCAGATACTACCTCCTTAAGAGCTTTGTCTTTTTCAGTAGGAGCAAATGCTGCTAATTCATCTTGTAATTCAGCACGATATTTAACAAGTTCATCAATACGGTTATTGACAACCTTGATTTGGTTTTCTTTCAGTTCAAGTTCTTTAGCTCTTAATCTTTCTTCAGAGACAACAATGACTCTGGTAGGTGCAAAGAAGCTATCGAATAATGAGTAGTTATACATTAGCAAAAAAAGTAAGTTGAGTTTATCACCGTCTCTGGTTTTAAGTCACCAATGATCGGCGGTTCTGTTTCTGCTCCAATTTGTGAAGCAAAATCCGTAAGGTAATCACGCTCTGCAAATAAATGCATGTACGTTTCCCTTATTATAGTCGATAATTCGTCCATGTCAACGGCTCGTGTGAGAACGCTGTCATGTATTAATGCTATAGGATTATCAAACCTAATAGCACTTAAATGCAGTAATGAAGCATCTAATGAATGTATAAGATTAGGGGCAGTAGCAGCCTTATGTCTGTTCAAATCTACTTTATTTTTATCAACAGCTATTTTTAATCGGCATTCACCAAGTAATTGTAGCTTGATATCTTTCTTTTCTTTAAGCATTATACGTTGAGTTACTACAAATCCAGATGGCGTTACCCATTCTAATTCTGTAGCTCCTCGTTTGATAGCTTTAGATACTTCATCTTCAATCCATTTCATCACTGACATAGGGCCAGGTACTATTTGATGCATAGCATCCCTAACAGCCTTAACGGTGATTGTGAGATCGTCTTTATTAATCTCTATACCCTTCTCTTTTAATGCATCCTTAATGTAGGACCTATTTGAGAATGGTTTTGCATTATAGGGTATTGTCATGACGGTTCTCTTGACTGAGCGTCTATCCCATACCTCATGTAATGAAGGTGGTATATTAGGCTTTGCAGCTTCAGCTACCACCTTATATGCGTCCTGTGGGCGATCAGACGGCAACACATTGACGAGTTGTGCTGTCGATTTATCTCTTGCTAATCCTGCTAGTATTTGTAATCCTGAACAGGTAGCATCTGTCGCCACTGGTAAACCAGTAGTCTTGCGTGATTTAATTATACATACATTATAATATTCCTCACATGCAGAAAGAAATTGCCATGGTTCGTCCGCTGCCTCCCAGTCACCAAGGTTATCAATCGGATCCTTGGCTACTCTGATAATCAACGGAATATTCTTTAATACCCAATCAAGTCTTTCTTGCATAGTAGCTTTATCTAATCCATATGTGGTAGCACACTGAAAAGCTAACCACTTACACCCCTTTGAAGTGATGTATGTTTCATCAGCAAATCTTAAGATAGCTTTACCGAAGTCAGTGTCCTGCGGCGTGAGAAATGCAGGTATTGGATAAGCTCTACCACGGTAGTCAAAACTCCAAGGTATATAGAATCTACTACGATCTTCAAATCGTTTAACTGCTTCCATTATCATGCGTGTGCGGCAGGATCTCTTGAACTCTGCTGCTCTCTTATTCATTATTTCTGCAGCGGCTCTACGATACGCTTTCCTAGAGTCCTTATTCTCTGCAATATCTACTGGTTTAGGAGGCAGATCATAATGAATAATCGGGAGGAATTTACCTACACTAATTCCTTTCTCTTCTAGATGCTTAGCAACTTTGATTGTGAAAGGATTTAAACGGTAAGCAACCTTTTGAATCTTGTTTAAAAAGACTAATGGTGTTTCTCCCTGTATACGGTGTCCGTTAGAATGTCTGACTAATTCATGCCCATTCATAACCTCATTTAATAAATATCCACCTGATGTTTCGTTTGTCCAATCTTTAGGTGGTACATACATAGGCCAGGCTAAAGGAGAAAACAATTCAGCGTTAGCCATTACTTCATCTTTGATGTCCATAAACTCAGGGGTAGGGACAACAAATATGCTAGTCTTTCGTCCTTGTCTTATCGTTTGTTTAGTGAACCAATTACTAGAGTTCATAATACATTCTAATAACCAAGCACCTAATTTAATACGAATAGATCTATCCCATGTTGTCCATTGTTTAACATCATAACGATTCATCAATGTCCTTATTACAACAAGTTTCTGGTGTGTTCCTATTGCTTTATGCCAGTAGTTCTTTTTCAATGTATTCAACAATCCAGGTGCATGAGTTTCATAATGTCTCATCTGACATTCATGTTCTATTGCATGTCCAATGGATTCAGTCACGTTAGTTGCTTGATTACATCCATCCTTATATCCGAATACTTTATCGAATGTAAGTTTACATGAAATAATAGCAGCACTCTCTACATCTAGATCTTTAAGATATCTATGTATCTCTTTGAAGTATCTACCATTCGATCCTCTATGAATACGAATATTAGTTTTATTTATTTCATTAATTAAACGTGGTAGTAAAGTTTCAATAGATGATACACCATATATAGTGGCAGAAGCATAGCTCTGATCTTCTAATTTAAGTGTTTGATCTTGTAAGCGTTTAAGTCCTTGATTTATCGCTTCACGTTCAAGTTTAACTTGCTCATCAATCTGCTCCGTAGTAAGCTGGTTCATAATCTGAAAGTTCATCGTTAATTTGTGACATTAACAAATCCTTAATCTCATCATAATGTGGATGGTCTGGACTTAGTTGGTCTAATGCTTGTTTATAATAACTATAAACATCTCTCCAATCATAATCATCATTCTTCATCTTCAAAATCCTCCTCTAATAATGGTTCTGGTTTTAGATCTACAACTTGTTCTGTATTAGCTAATGTAATAATATGACCTGCGTCCATGATTTGGTTAACCCTTTTCTTAGCTGCACTTGGTTTACTATAAGTATATTCAGTAATTTTTCCTGTTACTGGATTCTCTTCTCTGATAATACAAGCTACTGAAGAAGGTATCTCCCATCCCATTACACGCCAATCATAGAATTCTTCAAAAGATAATTCATCAAAATACTCAGATGGTACTGACTTAATCTTCTTCCAATTATTTGGAAAGTACTTCTTTTTTGTCATTAGTTTTTGCTTCAAGTAGTA